CGTCTCCGTACACTCGGACCTTCTTAGCCAATAAGATCATGTCCTTCATAGCGGCACCCTCGGCAACAATGCCTGCGGCTACGCATAAAGTGAAGAACACGATCGACTGGATAGGAAAGGTAAGGGCTGACCCCATCGACGCGAATTTTCTTAGCTTGTGAAGGCTAGGAGACTTCTTGTCGAGGTCGTTAGTGACAAAGCGAGTTCTGCACGCAATCATAGCAGAGAGAAGTGGTCCATTCTTACGGAACACACGCTCAACTACGCTACATGACAGTCTATCGCTAGCAGACGATAAGTCTATCGTAGCTAGATTGCCACTAACGGACGCAATGCGTGCGAGCTCCCCAGATAGTTCTTGTCGACCGAAGTCGATAGAATCACCTATGAAGCAAGCGCGAATAGCATCGGCGAGATATTCTCTCACCGACTGCTGACACCATTGATTGCAGGCAGGCTCTGCGGCGATAAGCCGGGGAGCTTTCTGGGTCTTTGGTACAGCATACAAGTGGGAAGCACTCTCAATCTGAGGGATGCCCCCTTCGTCATAGCTATTGGTAAGAGCCACGTCTCTTGTATTCGGCAAGCCGAAGACACTAGCGGGGAATACCCATTGGAGCCTAGGATTCCAACCAACTTCTCGGAAGGCGTATTTAAAATCCTTTCGATAGTTGAGATCCGAAGACGCCCCAGGTCCGTGCCTGAATCTAGATACCGAGGGAACGAATTCCCCGAGGTACCCGGATACGCGGTCCGCACACTGCTGTGCGGTTCGCAGCAAGAGAGCGTCCCGTCCACTTTCGAAGTGGAACAGGTTTCCAACTTGGGTCCCAAAGTCCTCAAGAGAACGAGAACTAAGAGAACCAAGATTAGAACCATCTCCATCCCACTCAAGGGAGGGAGGGGGAAGCGCCTCATCGACATCATAAAACTCCTTCAGTGTTAAGAACTTTGCACTGTCAGAGCACACCAATTTGTGTTTCTTGCCCGCAAGCAGAAGCGTGCGGAGAAGTTCAACATCAAAAGGGTGGATGTCTTGCTTCAGGACTCCGTAATCATCGAATATGACCGACCAGAAACCCCGGAATAGTCTGGGGATCACGGTCCTTCCATTAACAGACCTCGTGAGAGGTTCGCCACAGAAGGTAAGGGTACCAGTATCCAGAGCACGATCTAAGATCTTGCTAAGGGCTGGGAGCATCAGGGTAAAGACCTTGATGCCCATATTCGTAGAAAGGGTCTTGAGCCGTGATAAATCACGTTCGCAATCCTTACGGAGAGTCGGGCGATGAACGACGGCATCTTGGAAGATGCCTTCGTAGAGTCCGATGAATGCACTCTGCAGGCCTTTCGTCATATCATACTCCTATAGTGTGAAAATGACTCCTGGGCCTTCACAAGGCAACTAGAAGCTGCTCCAACGAGCTAGTCGTTTGGACCCTATTACTAGGACATCCAAGCGATCAAGTCCGTTTCCACGGTGCCACCTCTCACATAAGAGAAGAAGCCGTCCATGAACTGGAACTCCGCTGTCAAGTCGTCAGTCGTTTGGTAACGACCAACGAGGAAGACATTGCGGACGATCTGAGGAACAGTCAGGGTAGCGAAGATAGTCTGAGTGAAGTCGACATTATGTCGATCAACAATCACACCAGCCTTCGTAGCTGGCTCTTTCGTATGCCGGATCTTAACCCGGTAATCCGAGAGAGCAGTATGAAGGTAGTATTCGCTCCCATAATTGTCTTGATTAATGCGATTCATGATGATCGCCACCGCGTTGATGGTAATCGTCAGAGTTGCACCGAAAGCCATGAGTGTATTCCTTTGTCTCGTGTGTTACACGTCGTGTTGCCACGGTCCGCTACTTTCGACCTAGGTTGAAAGCAATGGAAGACAAAGTCGACAGTTGCTTCTTCGAAAGAAAAGGCAGCGATACAGTGAGAGAAGCCAGTCCTAAAAACCGTTCTTTAGTTACGGTCTTATGACTGCCTGCCGTGCATACATACGCGTCCGGAGACGAAACATCGAATGGTCCATAGGACCAATTCGTGTTAATCTGACGCATGTAACACGCATTGGCGGCTGAAGCTCCTACGGCATTACGATGGGCGTCCAAATAGGACCCCATGTTGCCGAAGTAATCAGCCATCCAACTCCACGGAACGGCCTCCCATATAATGGCCGCTAAGCCATTAGATGAGCCGTCCCACCCATGCACAGTTGTGCGGGCGAGGCGGACAAGGTCATCAGCAGATGGCATTGAGGGATCGTCAGGTATCCACCTGACAGTCACCCAAGACTTAATCTGCTGGAAGACTTTGACGGGGCCAGTCACAGATACTTGCACAGTGTGAAAGTATCGTGAAAATTCCACGGAAGCAGAACTGCTATAAACAGTCCTTCTACGCTTCAGACCTTTCTTCGAGTGGAGCCTTTTAAGCTCTGTCACCCTCTTATTGACAGACGCGGTAAAGTCTATCATTTTCGAAAGATCTTGGAAAAGAAGTTGCCAGCCGAAGTTATTCTCCACAGTAGAGTTACTGTGTCGTTTAGCCGCGTGGGCACTACCCTTCTTATGCAGCATCTCAGGGAGATCCTTGAGCTCGTAGAGGAAGTTCGGCACTGACACGTCCGGTCTGGACGGATTAGTTGCCGCCTCTACAGAGGTAACTGCAGAAGCGATTGATGGTTCTGATTCAACATGAAGCTCGCGGACGCCTCCATCTTCGATGGAGTCGAACATGGGCATATCCGTGTACCAGTAAACGCTAAAGGCCACATCGTGACCTGTAATCGTACTTGGTACGTGGATGTCATGTTGAATGAACAAAGGGTACGGGTCGGGATAACCTCCTATCGTATCCTCCAAATGGTCTACCGGCGAAAGCCAAGATCCGACCTCGATGACGTCTCCGAGGCCATTCTGAGTGTAACCACGTTGGTTGCCCACAGAACGCGTAAGGGATCTAGACTGGACCATATAACATCAACTCACGACGTAAGGGACAGCGTGATGCTGCGACTCAAGTCAGGTCACCCG